TACACCTCAATACAAAGCGATATTCCCTCAAACAAATATTCGTAAAGATAACCGAGCAGCAAACAGCTGGAGTCTACAACATAAAGGAAAAGATGCAGGCTCATTCCTCGCAGCAGGTTCTGGTTCAGGTATTGCTGGTTTTGGTGCACACCTTGCTATTATAGATGACCCAATATCAGAGCAAGACGCATTCTCTAAGACAAGAAGAGAGAGTTTAAACGATTGGTATGCATCTGGTTTACGTACAAGGCTTATGCCTGGTGGTAAAATAGTTATAGTTATGACAAGATGGCACGAAAGAGACCTTTCTGGTCACTTATTAGCCATGGAAGACAGCTCACCTATGTCAGATAAGTGGGAAGTAGTACGCATACCTGCCCTAAATACTACAGAATCTTTAGAAAAACTAGAAGAAGCACGAAAAAAACTAATAAAACAAGGATATTTGTCGCAAAATTATACTAATTTAGAGCTTGGAGAGTCATTTTGGCCCCAAGCAGACATAGAAAACGGATTTTGTTGGTCAACTGAAGAAATAATACGTACAAAAAACAATACGCCCCCCTTTAAATTTGATGCACTCTATGGACAAGCACCATCTGCTGAGGAAGGTAACATAATTAAGCTAGATTGGTGGCAAAATTGGGATAATCCCAGCCCCCCTGATTGCGAATATATCATACAATCGTGGGATACAGCATTTTCTACAAGAAGCACGGCCGATTATAGTGCGGTAACTACATGGGGAGTGTTTAGTTCTGGTTTAGATGTGCCAAATCTTATATTATTAGGAGCTGAGAAAGGTAGGTGGGATTTTCCTACGCTTAGAGAAAAAGCAGTAGCTAAATATCATGAACATAATCCAGATTCTGTGTTAATTGAGAAAAAAGCATCAGGTCAATCTTTGATACAAGATTTGCGTTTAACAGGTATTCCTATATTTGAGTTTCAACCAGATAGAGATAAGGTTGCGCGGGCTTACGCAGTATCTTCTTTATTTCATAATGGTAGAATTTATGCTCCTTTTCAAAAAGATTGGGCTATGGAAGTAATAGATGAGATAAGAGCATTTCCTACGGGATTACATGATGACTTAGTTGATACAGTAACACAAGCTTTATTATGGATGAGAAATGGCGGTTATGTGGCTAACACAGCTGACACATTCCTTGACAAAAGAGAAAAAGAGATTTATAATAGAGAATCTAGACGTTACTATTAAGGGATATAAATGGCAATAGAAAAAAGAATTGAATTAGAAGAAGATGCTATATCAGCAGATATACCAACTTCAGATGACATCACTGCTATGGAAGATGGCGGTGCAGAAGTTACACTCACAGACCAAACAGAAATAGACGAAGCTGAAGCTATGGGGCTTCTTGACCAGCAACCTATGATGGAAACTAGTCATGATGCTAACTTAGTAGAAGTTATGGAAGAGTCAGACATACAAGCAGTTTCACAAGAATTATTAGAAGGTTTTGATAGAGACAAACAATCACGAGAAGAATATGATGAAATTGCAGAAGATGGTATTAATCTTTTAGGATTACAATATGATGATTCAGCTGGTTCATTTCCAGGTTCATCAGGAGTTACACATCCTGTATTAGCTCAAGCAGTTGTAAAGTTTCAAGCAAAAGCATATAAAGAATTATTTCCAACAGAAGGCCCTGTTCGTACAAGAATTATGGGCACTCAAACACAAGAAAAATTAGACCAAGCAAATCGTGTACGTCAGTTTTTAAATTGGCAAACACAAACACAAATGCCTGAGTATGGGCCTGAGTTAGATAAGATGTTATTTCATGTAGCATTATATGGTACATCATTTAAGAAAACTTATTTTAATCCAGCTCTACAAAGACCAATTACAGAATTTATAAAAGCACAAGATTTTTATGTAGACTATTATGCATCTGATTTAGAAACCGCAGAACGTTATACTCACAAATATCTAATATCTAAAAATGAAATAAAGAAAATGCAATTAGCAGGTGTCTTTAGAGATATGGATATTGATGTAGATTACACAATAGAACAAACTTCAGCTGATGAATTATCAGATGAAACTGTTGGTTCAAGTAAACCAGGTGAGAATGATGATTATGCAAACATTTTAGAAATGCATGTAAATATAGATTTACCAGGATTTGAAGACCAAGACGGAATCAAATTACCATATATTGTTCATATGACTGAAGATGGTGATGTATTAGCTATTAGAAGAAACTATGATGCAGAAGATATGATGCGTAAAAAGAAAATGTACTTTACACATTATACAATGATTCCTGGATTAGGATTTTACGGATATGGTTATATTCATCTTATTGGTGGATTAACTAAAACAGCTACTTCCTCTATGCGTCAATTAATTGATGCAGGAACCTTTGCGAACTTACCAGGGGGTTTCAAGGCGCACGGTTTACGTGTGCTTGCCCCTGATGAGCCAATTGCACCAGGTGAATTTAGAGAGGTAAATGCTCCAGCGGGTGACTTAGGAAAATCATTACAGATACTTCCATTTAAAGAACCATCATCTACATTATTTAATTTAATGGATTATGCTTCTAAACTCGCATCGCAATTTGCAGATTCTACAGATAACGTAGTAGAAAATGCAACAAACTATGGGCCAGTCGGAACGACCATGGCTCTGCTAGAACAGTCTTCAAAGCTGTTCAGCGCTGTGCACAAGCGGTTACATGCCGCACAAACAAAAGACCTGCGAATACTTACACGTCTAGATTATGAATATCTTCCCGATTTATATCCATATGAAGTCGCAGGTGGTGCACAGCAAGTATTTAAAAAAGATTTTAATTTAAAAAGTATAGATGTAATTCCTGTATCAGACCCCAACATGCCTACAGAAGCGCATAGGATTGCAAAGATAAATGCTATTATGTCAATAGCACAACAAAATCCTGCAGCTTATAACATGGAACAAATTGGTATGGAATTATTTTCTGCAATGGGAGTTGATGAACCACAACGTTATTTAAAACAACAGCAACAACCAATTAGTGCAGACCCTATATCTGAAAACATGGCAGCGCTTAAGGGGGCACCTCTTCAGGCAAAGCCAGAACAAAATCACGATGCACATATAATTGCACACGGAACATTTATGCAGAACCCATCTTACGAAAGTCCTGCAGTTCAACAACTTCTTATATCACATATGCAAGACCACTTAGCTATGAAGTATCAACAACAAATGGCACAAATGGTACAAGACCCAAGAGCACAACAAATGATTATGTCTGGGCAACAACTTCCACCTGAAATGGAAAATCAAATTGCATTGATGGCAGCAGATGCATCAGATAAAGTTTTACAATTAGATGAAGAAAAAACTAAAATTATGAACGGCGAAAAGAAAGATTCATCTCAAGAACAATTAGAAATTCAAAGACAAGACTTAGCATTGCGTGCTAAAAAATTAATGGACGAAATGAAAATGCATCAAGACAAAATGGATTTACAAGAATCTAAAATAATGATTGATGATGAAAATAAAGATGAAGATCGTAAATTAAAAGAAGCACAGATGGCAATGGACTCAGCAGAAAAATTAACATCTAATGTGGACAGCATTATTAGTACAACTATAGGAAGGTCATAGATGAAACAAAAAATTAAAAAAATTAAAAAAGTAATTAAAGGTTTAAAGAAAGCATCTAAGTCGCATGCTGGTCAAGCTAAAGTTTTACAGGGGGTAATTAAAAATGGCAACAAAAAAGTCAAAAAGTACAGTAAATAAGGCTGGTAATTATACTAAGCCTGGTATGAGAAAAAAGATTTTTAATCGTATTAAGAATCAAGCATCTCATGGAACTGCTGCAGGTCAGTGGAGTGCTCGTAAAGCACAAGCATTGGCTAAAGCGTATAAAAAAGCTGGAGGAGGATACAAATCATGATAAGTAACATAAAAGACAAAATCATGCATTACTGGTCAGACCACAAAATTGGTATGATAGTGATTGCAGTCGCTGTTATTATTATAATTGCTATTGTGTAATGGCATTAGCAAAAAGTCAACAAAGTCTCAAGTCGTGGGGTAAACAAAAATGGCAAACGAAGTCTGGCAAGAAATCAAGCGTTACTGGGGAAAGATACCTTCCCAAGAAAGCAATAGAAAGTCTGACATCTGCGGAGTATGCGGCCACGACAAGAGCAAAGCGAAAAGGAACAAAAAAGGGCAAACAGCATGTGAAGCAACCGAAGTCCGTTGCAAAGAAAGTAAGGAAGTATAGAACATAATGGCAGACCCTAAAGTAGGAACAGGTAAGAAACCTAAAGGAAGTGGCAGACGTTTATACACTGATGAGAATCCAAAAGATACCGTTAGTATAAAATTTGCCACTCCTACTGATGCCAGAAAAACTGTAGCCAAAGTTAAAAAAGTTAATAAACCTTTTGCCCGTAAGATACAAATATTGACTGTAGCAGAACAACGTGCTAAAGTTATGGGTAAAAAAGATGTTGCAAGTATTTTTAAAAAAGGAAAAGAAAGTATAAGAAATGCGAAAAGAACATAAAAGTAAAACAGGTGGTTTAACTGCTAAAGGCAGAGCTTATTTTAAAAAGAAAGAAGGTGCTAACTTAAAAGCTCCTGTACCTAAAGGTAAAAATCCAAGAAGAGTTTCATTTGCAGCTAGATTTGCAGGTATGAAAGGCCCTATGAAAGATGAAAAAGGAAAGCCAACTCGTAAGGCACTGGCACTTAAAAAATGGGGTTTTGGTTCAGTCGAAGCAGCTCGTAAGTTTGCAGCAAATAATAAGAAAAAGAAGTAATGCGTAACTACCGTAAAGAATACGATAATTATCATAGCAAGCCTGAACAAAAAAAGAAACGTTCATCACGTAACAAAGCTAACAGAATAAAAGGAGTTAAGGGAAAAGACGTAGACCATAAAGATGGCAACCCTATGAATAATTCTAAAAGTAATTTAGTCACAAAAGATAAATCTAAAAACAGGTCATTTAAACGTAATAAAAATGCTGGAAAGGCTTAATGTCGTTCTTAGTAGCGAATGTACCACCTATAAAAGTTTATGTTAAAAAACAATATTTGTATGACCATGAAAAAGGTCATGGAGAATTTGTAGAAGGTGTTTGGGTTAGCTGTAAATCTATCCAGGGCAGGGCGCTCTACTTTGAAACGTATCTGCCTACGTATGGTGCTTTATATGATAAGTTGCCTATCAGTGCTTTTGTTAGTGAGCCTACTGAGCTTAATCTTGAGTTAGAAGAATTAGAATTGTGGGATGCATTTGATTACGGTTTGACTGTAATTGAAAAAGCTGCTATCTCAGGTTGTAAAGCTAAATACTTATCACCATCTAAACAATGGTATTCAGGAGAATATTTATTTACAATTGACAATTGTCATCCAGATAAAAATATCTTAAATACAGGTTATTCTGAAATACCTGAAGAACATAAATCATTTAACATTTTAGAATTAGATAATAAACATTTTGCAGCACAACCAAATAACAGAGTTTTGTTTTACGATAAATCTTTATCACCAGCTAAATTAGAGAAACCAGATTTTAAAGTATCTACGATTGAATACAATGTAGAAACAGAAAGTAAATGGACTGCTGGAGATGATGATAAATATTTTTACGAATTACTTGAAAACAAAGACTAACTATGGTATAGTTAGTTGACCGCCATAATGGGGTCAAAACAATAACGCTTAAGAAAGGTTATATTATGATGAAGACATTATTAGATTGGGAACCCTACAGACCGTTTACGGTTGGTTTCGATACGATTATGGATAGACTGTTAGAAATAGATACAGCTATTCCAAATTACCCACCATACAATATTAGAAAAACAGATGAACTACAATATGTCATTGATTTGGCAGTTGCTGGTTTTGGTAAAGAAGATATTGATGTGAAGTATGGGGATAATACTTTAACAATAAAATCTATTAAGAAAGAAGGTAAAGATGATGAGAAGATGGTACATAAAGGAATCTCTCAAAGAGCATTTAAAAGAACGTTTGCACTTGCAGACGACTTGGTGGTAAACAATGCCACTCTTGAAAACGGTCTTCTTTCTGTTGAGATTGAAAAGATTGTTCCCGAGGCCAAAAAGCCTAAAACAATCGCTATAAAGTAGTAGCATTTAGGCCCCCCTTTAACTTGAACAGGAGATAAAATGGACGCAAGTGTGTTTAAAGATAGATTACTAATAGCACTAGATGAAGCTATATCAGCTAATAAAGACCAAATAGCTGGAGCTGGTGCAGACGATTTTGCCTCATATAAATATATGTTAGGCATTGCTCATACTTTAGAAGATATGCAAGCTAGAGTAAAAGATGAGTTTAAAAAGTTGTATAAACAGGAGATTATAGATGACGAAAACTGAACTACCTAAACCTTCGGGGTTTAGATTATTAATAAAATCAAGAGAAATACAAGAAAAAACCAAAGGTGGTATTATATTAACAGATGATACTAAAGATATAGCCAAACATGCATGTGTTGTATCACAAGTTGTTTCTATGGGAGACGAATGTTACCATGATAAAGAAACAAAATGGTGTAAAATTGGAGATTGGGTTCTTACAGGTAAGTATATTGGCTTAAAATTTAGATATGAAGGTGAAGAATATGCAATGATAAACGATGATGAAGTTCTTGCAGTAGTACCAAATCCTGATAAAATAACACATAAATAGACTTGCAATAAGTCTGTATCTAGTATACAATAGTATTTAAGCGATAAACGCGGGTCGCAACCGAAGGAGGTCTAATGATAGACGAAGAAAAACAGGAAGAGCAACTAGAAGAAGAAGAGATAGTTGTAGAACTTCCATCAGAAGAATCTGAAGGCACAGAAAAGCCTGAAGAGCCTACAGATACCGAGGCTCCAGTAGAATCCGAAGAAACCGTAGAAGAAGAACCCGAGTCTGAAGAAGATGAGGAAGAAGAAGAAACGGAAAAATCTGAAGAGGAAGATGAATCTAAAGATAAAAAGGTATTTGGCAAGCGTGCAGAAAAACGCATTAAACGTCTTGTTAAAGAAAAAAAAGAATTAGAAGCCAAGGTCAAACAGTTAAAAGAACAGGAAGAGTCTTGGACTTCTGAACGAGCTGAATTACAGTCTCGTACACAGGATTCAGAATTACACGCGATTAATCAATATATTGATAGATTAAAAGCTCAGGAAAAACAATCTTTATCTGCTTTGCGTACAGCAAAAGAATCAGGTGATATTGATGCAGAAATAAAAGCACAAGATGCTTTAGCATCAGTTAAAGCTGAAACTTTAGTAGCTGAACAATATAAATCAAGAGCAGAAACTTCTCCTAAAAAAGAAGTAAAAAAAGAAGAACCTAAACAAAAACAAACAGCTGCACCAGATAGAAAAGCTCTAAACTGGCAAAAGCGGAATGAATGGTTTGGTGGTTCTTCAACTAAAGATAGAATCATGACTCAAGCAGCTATGGTAATTCATAAAGAACTAATTGAAGAGGGGATAGGCCCAGAAGTTAGTACAGATGAATATTATAATGAACTTGATATGAGAATAAGAGAAGAGTTTCCTGAGAAGTTTAAAAACAAATCAGTGAAAAAAATTCCAACAGTTATGGGTGGCACGCGCTCCACTCTGGGAAAAAACCAAATAAAGCTAACTAAAACGGAAGTTGAAATGGCTAATAGATTGGGAGTTTCTTTACAAGAATATGCGCGACAAAAAGTGCGCCAAACACAGGCGGGAGGTTAAGATGACGAAAGCAACAAAAACCAGCCGAAAAACTAGAGCATCGGCAACTCGAAAAAAAGTTTGGGAACCAATGGCAAAGCTAGACGTTCCTGAAGATAAAAAAGATGTGGATATGGAATATGTCTGGGTTAGACATGAATTATTGAATAACCCTGATGATGCAAATGTTCACGAAAGACTACGCGAAGGCTATGAGCCAGTTACACCTGATGAACTTGGGGATGACTATCATGCTGACGTAATGTCTGCTGGCAAACACGCAGGTACGGTTAGGTCTGGTGACTTAATTCTTATGAAAAATTCTAAAGAATTAGTGGCTCAGAAAAAAGCGTACTACGAAGCTCAAAGCAGAAAGATGGGTAATGCTTATAGCGCAGAATATATGCGAGAGCAAAATCCAAATATGCCAGTCTCAGATGAATCTACTTCTTCGACAACAAGAGGTGGGCGAATCGAAAAACCAAAATTTGAGAAGTAAGTTAATAACGAGCTTTTCAAATTGATTAAACTTTAAACTTGCATTAAGGAGAAATTATGGCAGGATATGGACTTTCACCAGTACGACAAGCAACTGGTGGCACGATCAGAGCCAACAATTTTACTGATGGTAACGGCTATAGAATAGCTGCTACTGCGCCTTCAGCATACTTTGAAGGGGATTTAGTTACTTACTCAGCTGGCCTTTTGGTTACTGATGTAGGTGCTGCTTCACCTGGAGCTGTTGTTGGTGTATTCTGGGGAGCAGAATATCAGGACAATTCTAGCGGAGATGTAAAGTTTGTACGTTCAATCCCTAACGGCACAGTTGCAAAAGCTCAATATAAAGCGTATGTCTATGATGACCCAAACACTTTGTTTAAGATTCAAGCAGACCAAGCGTCTACAGCAGTTGAAGCAGCTAACGTTGGAGAGAACCTACAAATTGTAGCGTCACCTTCTGGTTCAACAACTACTCACAAAAGTGGTCTCGTAGCAGACTCTAGCACTAAAGCAACCACAAACTCTTTCCCACTACAACTTTTAGGTAGTGCACAAGATGATTTAGGTTACACATCTGCTGGTACTACTATGGATATACTAGTGAGAATTAACTCACATCAACACCGTACGGGCGCTACAGGCGTTACAGGTATATAATTAGGAAAGGATAGATTATGGCTATTTCAAGAGCACAACTCCTTAAGGAATTGGTACCTGGTTTACATGCGATTTTTGGAACTGAATATAACAGACACGAAAATGAACATGCGGTGCTATTCGATGAGGAAACATCAAATAGAGCCTTTGAAGAAGAAGTTTTATTTCCAGGTTTTGGAGAAGCTTCTGTTAAATTTGAAGGTCAAGGCGTTAACTATGCAGAAACTGGTGAAGGTTGGATTTCTAGATATCAACACGAAACTGTTGCTATGGCATTCTCAATTACTGAGGAAGCAATGGAAGACAATCTTTATGACAAACTGTCAACTAGATTAACAAAATCATTAGCAAGAGCTATGGCTTCTGCTAAACAAACAAAAGCAGCGAATGTATATAACAATGCATTCTCAAGCACACAACTAGGTGGAGATGGTGTTGTACTATGTTCAACAGCTCACCCACTTCAAAGTGGTTCTACTGCTTCAAATACTTTTTCATCACAAGCAGAGCTTTCTGAAACTTCTTTAGAAACTGCTCTAATTGCGATTGCTGGATTTACTGACGATAGAGATATCCCAGTAGCGTTGCAAGCACAAAGTTTGCACATTCCAAGACAATTGATATTTGTAGCTGAGAGATTAATGAAATCTCCTGGTAGAGTTGGTACTGCTGATAATGATATTAATGCACTTAGCAACATGGGAATGTTGCCTAAAGGGTATTTCGTAAATCACAGATTTACTGATACTAATAATTTCTTTATCAAAACAGACTCACCTAACGGTATGAAGATGTTTAACAGAGCTCCTGTTAAAACTTCTATGGAAGGTGACTTTGAAACTGGTAACGTTAGATACAAAGCAAGAGAGAGATACTCTTTTGGTTTCTCTGACTGGCGTGCTATTTTTGGAGCAAATCCAAGCTAATTGAAAAAGGGGGTGCCGTAAAAAGTGCCCCCTTAATAAACCCAGAGACTGCTTAGGCAGACATAATAAAAAAGGAAAAGACGATGGGAACAACTACTTTTAACGGAACAGTCAGATCGGAAACTGGCTTTTCACAAATAACAAAGAATAGCACTACAGGTGTTATTACAGAAAATACAACTATTGATTCAAGTGGTAACACTTCAGTCGCTGGAACATTAGGTGTAACAGGAAGATCAACTCTAACTGGAAACACTATTGCTACAACTGCAGGTACAGGTATTACAACTGGTACAGGCACAGTTTATGCAGCTTCAGTAATTAAAACAGGCGGTATTTTTCATACTAAAATTTTAATTGATTTAACAGGTTTAGCATCATCTGGTTCTGGTGATATCATCGGAAAAGCAGCAACTGCTAATTCTCATATTGGACAAATCACAGCAGCAGTAAATGGAACAGTTCTAGGCGGAAAATTAACTTGCTTAGAAGCTCCAGCAGGTGGAGATCCAGATATCAATTTATGGTATGCGGATGAAGCAACTGGTGCAGAAGATGCAGCAATTACAAGTTTAACAAACCAAGTGCAAATGTGTGACAGTGGTGATTTAGCTTTAAACAGCGTAATCAGTATTCCAACACCACCAGCAGCAGATAAATATATTTATATGGTAACTGGTGCAGCAACAGACGCTGATTATACAGCTGGAAAATTACTTATAGAATTTTTCGGTTATACTGCGTAACTAATTAACAAGGGGGGCAGCAATGTCCCCCAATTTTTAGGAAAATAAAATGACTTTTTCAACAGACGTAAAAGCTACCAGAGCAACAGGTAATGCAACCATCTTTGGTGGACGAACTAGACTTAGAGGTGTCATTGTAGTAAGTGATGGTGGCGGAGCAGGCTCCGTTCTTTTACGAGATAATGATGACAATACTATAATACAATTTGATATACCAAACGGTGATGTATTTGCTTTTAATTTACCAACAGATGGTGTTGTATTTCCTGACGGAATGAAAGCACATAGTTTGACAAATGTAACATCAATAACTGTTTTTAGAGATTAAGTATGGAAGAAGCTAATATTAAAGATAAGTTAGCTATTGTAGAACTTAGAGGTGAAATAAAATTATTACGCCAAGAAGTTGATACAGTAAAAAATAATCATATTTGGCATTTACAAAAATCTATAGATGGTATTAATAAAATACTATGGACTGTAGGTTTTATGGTACTGGCCCAATTTATATGGGTTATTAAAACAGCCCTTATAGGATAGGAGAACGTTATGGCTACTTCAGGTACTCATACATTTGAATTAGATACTTCAGAAATAATTGAAGAAGCTTATGAAAGATGTGGATTACAAACTAAAAGTGGTTTTGAATTAAAAACAGCTAGACGTTCTCTTAATCTATTATTAACTAAGTGGGTTAACGATGGTGTAAATTTATTTACATTAGATTTAACAACCACTGCTATGACTAAAGATCAAGATAATATTACATTATCTTCGTTACAATACTTAGATATTATAGATGCAGCTATACGTGACACCAATGCAGATCCAGATATAGATGTTGCAATGGAGCGTATTAGTATGTCAGAATATTTAAGTTATCCAACTAAAACAACTTCAGGCAA